CGCGTTATTTTCATGGTCTGTCTCCTTAAGGTTATGATAGATCGCATTGTTCATGGCCCGTTTATCAAATTTACCCGATTTCGTGGCTCTAACGGAATAGGGACGAAGTGGGGGGCTGGAGACGCCCAACGCTTTGCAAGTATGTTTCATGCCAATGACAAGTCACGTAAACGTGTTTACGTGGACGGAGATGTGCGTAAGCTTGACCAGTCTTTGAAAGCCAAGATTATTATTATCTTTTGTTTATTGTCTTTGTTGGCATTCGATGAGGCAGATCCGCTTTATCGACTCATGGAGGTCCTCGTGGCCTTCAGTGCAGAGACTACTTCGCGAAAATTTGTTAGATGGGTTGATGGCCTCTACAGATACCTTATGACTTGTTTATTTTCAGGGGAGTATATAACCTCTCCTGTAGATACATTTGACGTCGACTTGATATTTGAGACGTACTCGTTAAGAGTATATCATGAGATCAAGCGTGTCAATCCAGAACTTGCTAAGAAGTTCTGGCATGACTTAGCAATTGGTGAAATTGTTTGGAATATATATGGCGATGATTTTGTCTATACTATTCCTGCAGAGTATGAGTCCTGGTTTAATTTAGATACACTTAATAGTTTTATGAAAGTGTACTGGGATACAGAACTGAAGCTGGATGCTTGTCATAGCTCCGACTCATTTTACACGTCTGTATGTGATGACGTGATTGTAAAACTTGGTCCTATATTCCTCAAGTTCTACTTTGTTGAGATGCTTCTATTTGGGAAAATCACGTGTGTTGTTTGGAAACCTGCCGAGGCTTTGATCATTAAAGCAGGTTTAGCTACGTCCCCAATAACTTCCCCTTTGGATCAGTTGTCCCGCATCCATGGTTTAATGATATCTTCAGCCGGCACTAATACGAAAGTTTGGACCTTTCTTTCTTGTTATAGCAGGCTCTTGATTAGTAGATATCATGATGCATATTCCTTATCTCGAGGTGCTGAGAAAGAGTATAGCGAGAAGCTCAAGTTGGTTGGTGTTCCTTCTTTTGCTTTTCCGGATCCTTTGAGTGAGCCGAACAGAGATGCTCTTCTGCGGCTCCTAATGCCTGGTTCTGCTGAATATGATAGACGAACAGGTGATCGCAAGTATCGTTCCATGCCAACAATGCGTATGACCAGTTATAAGTGAGAGCTTTTGGATGGGGAGTTTTAATCGTACGACGATTTCTCCACAACTAAATGTAAAATAAACATAAAAGTCCC